CGATAATTTCTAACAATCATAGATAGCACTCTATCATTGCGCCAGCCTTTCGACAATATCATGTTTTCTCTCATATCTTTTCCTATTGAATAGACAGCTGGATAGTCCATGTTTACATTGCGGTTGATAAAAATCTTGCCTTCCGTAAAATCGACATAACAACCAAAATAAATACCATCTGCGTATATTGTGCAAATATATTTCGCATTTGGTGTCATGCGCATGATAAAATCATTTGTATCATACGCAAATTCACCGGAGTTATAATCGCCATAACGTGTACCGGATATCAGTTTTTGAAAGGATGATTTTTCTTGTGATCCTTTATCATAATCATCACCACAATTCTGTATCAGTATCTGCTCTTTCATCATCGAGCCTTTAAAGGTGTTGAACTCTTTGGCCGGGTTTACACTGATATTAAAATAATTAAAATACGGGTTTGATATACTTGTTTTGTTGGCAAGTAAATATACATGCCCTTCACGTTGTCTGAAAATGGAATCAATGGCATTTAAAAATAATTCTACCTCATTCGGTATGTATAAATTATATCCGCCTTTTTCCGGTAAAAATTCATCAAAAATAATGGTATCCACGTTCACAAAAGAGGAAGATTTTAATGTTTTATAACGTGATAATGGCATTGCATAGCCACAAATTTCATCATTAATATAGAATTTATTGTACTTCTTTCCACCTTTGACACTTAATTCATCCTCTGGAAATTCATTTGCAATATCATTGAAAAAAGTGTCAATGGTGCTCATGTCGGTCGTGTGGCGTTTAAAATAGAAAAACTGTTTACCCGTCTTTTTATAATGTTTGATACTATCCACCTTAAAACCATACGTTTTACCAATTCCACGCCCGCCCACGATGAAATTGATAAATTTATTGTATGATTTCACACGTGAAGGGGCGTAGAAATGAAAACGTTTTTCAGACATTAAGCCACCTCAATCAATGGCGGACAGTTTACCCAAATTCCATTTATCTTACACCTATTTGTTGGTATATCCACTTTTTCAACACGTGAACGTGTCAAATACACACGTGCATTTGTGTTCATTAGTACATTATCCAAAGCGCCATCTGAATGATCATATTCTTCCACAAATGAAATTGGATACCATCCACCAAGCTCTGCCAGATAGCAACACAAGGCACCTTCTTTTACCTGCAATCCTTGATTACCTATTTTCATAGGAATGGACGTTACATAACTTCCAACATGTAATATCTGATCAATTAATTCATTCACTGGTAAAATCTGATTACTATTGTTATCCACGCTTTTCAGTCTGAACGCATAATAGAATGTTGCTGAATAGGGTAGTTTTGCCAGGTTAAAAGCGCCATTTTTTCCGCCCTGGTTCTGGCCTAAAAACCAACCATACCCGTCACCATTGTCATGATCAAAAATCGCAACATGGCTGTAGGGTGTCCAGTTTGGTGCTTCTTTGAAGAAACACAAGTCACCCGACTGCATCGTAAATATCGCATTGAAATATTTTAAAAGATTGTTTGAATTGCGATTATTGTAGATATCTTTCACATAACCACTCACTGTACAATGATCGAAAGGAATACCATTTTCAATACAATATTTTGCATAGCCGTCCCAACATTGCCCGCCATATGCATGATCTATATCATACGCGTTTCCTAATACCATATTTTTAAATTGTTCATATGTCATTGTCTCACCTTCTTTTAGTAAATGTTATAGAATAAACCATAGTCTAGCATTTCATCATATAGATTGGTTTCAAGTGTTATGATCGCATCGCGTGATCCTTGCAACACTTCGGCCAGTGTCTGCACGCCGATGTTTCCCTCACGATGAAATTTATACTGTTCATTTGCATCCGTTTCACTTTTGCTTCCAGGTTCACTGATTTGCTGTACGATGCTGTCCACGTAGTTCGTACCTTCAAGATCCAATCGACCTTGTGGTGTCGAGCTTGTCAAATTTGTCGCCTTGTCTTTTCCAGAACTGGAAGAACTACCTGTATTTTGTCTGGTATATTCTTCATCATAACTCGTATTGAAAGTCGGGTTTTCCTGATCTTGAAAAGGAATGGTTTTAAATAAGCTGAAATAACGTGGCATGTTGATGATCATCCAGTGTTTTAACTCTCGTTTCCAGTATGCATAGGTTTCTTGCCCGATTTCATCAAAGAAAAAATGATTCAAGATACCGGTTTCCAGATCTTTTTTTGATACATACCCTTTTTCATTGATCATATCTTCGGTATAAAATTTATAATCAAAATCAAAAATTTTTGGTCTGGCCAGTTCTAGGATCTCATCATCTGTTAGTGTATATCCACTTTCAATGATCTCTTTTTGACAGAGTGCATAGCATACGCCTTGTATCGTTTCCGTGTATTTTGCACCCGTTACGGGCACAAGGCAGGGTTTAAATGGTTTACTCATTGTCATCACCTTCTTCCACACTGGCCATTTCTTCTAGGCTCATCCCGTTTACTTCCATCATGTCCATCATGTCATTATAAGCTCGAAAGCTTACTTTTACATTCGTTCCAAATTTTTGATTGAACGCATCCACCGCTTTTTGACGTTCTGCAAGCCAAATATTTCGAGATGCAATGATCTGTGTATTATTGGCATAGACTTCCGCACTTTGCACGCGCTCACGCTTGTCCTGATTCGCGTTGTCAATGCCTAAGAATGTCATACACTCTCTTAGAATGGTTTGCTTGACATCATTGACATCCATGGCCACGAATGGCGCTTGTGTTGGCAATACTTGTAGCATGCTCATTAAATCTAGGTTTTTAGCGGTAAATATAGCACGTACTCCAGCTCTTACTTTTTTCATAAAATTATTAAATTGATTCAACATTCGTTTATCCCCTTGGATGATGTAAGGTGTCCATTGTGCATCCAGATTGACGTTTATGGTCTCGGATGCAAGTGCCAGCTGTTTGGCATAGTATTGCAATTGTGGCAGCAATGGAGCATATAAAGGGGAGTTTTTAAACAAAATCACATCTTCTGCATTATATGTTCCGGTTAATTCACCGGTTGGATCCACGCCACGATAGGCGGTTGGCATGTAATAATGATTTAGCTTTCCACCGATCGTACATTCTAATGCTGTCGGGCCAAAGCGCTCATCATCAATGGTGATGCATAACCCTCTTGTCTGCATGATAAATTCAAGATAAAACGTATCTACGCTTTTTGGCATGTCGGTGTATTCAAACATGTTTAATGAAATGTTGAAAAGATAGCTCAAATATAGAGTTTCAAGGCTTGTCTTTTCATCGCTTATAAAATCCGTTGGTAACATTTAAATATCCCCCTTTCGGTTTCCAAATTTGTCGTTATTATGCGGGTCATTCAAAGGTTGATTATCTTTAGTATAATCACAAATATCTTTGCTATGCCATAAGGTTACACCATTATCCAGACAACGCTTTATTTTTTCCAAGTCTTGCGGGTCGATATCCCCACCTTTTATATTAACTTTCACAGTCTGTATATAGTTCCAGTATTGTCTTGTGTGCAAGTTTGGCATCTTGGTCAAGTTTGTTGAATACCCACGAACATTGAATACCTGTTTAGCGCGGTTGATATATTCATCTGTAGGCGTGTAGACAAATAATATAGGTGTCTGCAATCCTAAGGAAATCACCCTATAAATATTTGATCCACCACTTACGATGCTGTCGGCTGTCGCGTTGGCATCGTGAATTTTAGCCTGATAGCTTTCAATCGCATTTTGAATGTTTGTTTCTGCCTGATATTTTGTTGTGGTATTTCTTAAAGCATTTTGAACAGCGGTTATTTGACTGTTTGCATTATTCTGTAAACTGGCGTTGTTCATCGCATTGGCGTTCTGCGCTTGCATGGTCAAATTGTTGGCCTGCATCTGGGCGGCTGTGTTGGATACGTTGGCAAAACCACCAATCAAGGATCCAACCGCTCCGCCAAGGTTTCCCGTTAAAACATTTCCTGCTGCACTTCCTAGACTTCCGGCCAGACCAGACCACATACCAACGTTTGCCACTTGATTTTGAATTCCCGTTAGCTGGCTGTTTAACATGTTATTGTTGGCGGTCATTTGCGAACGCATAGAATTTTGAATACCGGCCTGCTGGCTCATTGCCTGGCCTGTCGCACTTGCAATGCGCATGCTTGTCTCATTCGTTCGTATCGTATTCGAAACACCCACGTTCATGCTGTTCTTGCTTGTCTGCATCAGGACCGCTGTATAGTCGGATACAATAGGCAAGGATAATTCATAGCCATCTTCAAACGCATCGTTCATACCATTTATGATATTGTTTCCATAAAAACCTTGCTGTTTCTTAATCTTATAATTTTCTGGTATATAGTCAACCTTACTTGTGTCAATACTTCCCACGATCATAAAACGTATATTTGTTAAATCATCAAATAATTCATGTTGATACACTTTTGATGTTCCGTTCATGTTCGATAAAACGCTAAAACTAAAAGGGCTGAACATTAATTTTGTTTCTTCCAAAAAATAAAGATTTAAAAGAATATTGAAAGGGTTCGTGTATTCTCTTTCAACACTGCCAGCGTTGTCATTATAATACACGCTATTTAATGGAAGACCGGAAGGTCTCAAGAACGTATAATCACCCTCTTTTACAACACTATACCCTTGTTTAGCTATGATTCTTTTATACGATCCGGCGTATTCTGAACGCAAGCCATATAGTGCATTGATTACGATGATACTTGAACACTTAT